ACCCGAAGAAACGGACTGCCAAGCCCCGAACGTCTAAAGCCAAGACTACAGCGCCCGATCCCTTGGACACAGACAAGCAGACGACAGACACAGGGATAGGGATGCCACCCACACCAACAGGGATGCCGGAAGAGTCAGAAATTGCGGGGAATCCCACCACGGTAGATGTGGCGATGGGTGAAGAAATTCCGGGGAACGTGCCGAATCCCGGTTCCACAGCTGGTGGAATTCACGAGGAAGAGTCAGTAGAATCGCGATTGTCCTCGCGCGCGACTCGGCTTCCCGGGGAAGGCCGCAGCGGATGTCATGAGCGACTAAGGCGGCTGGCACGCGCTGAAGGAATGCCCCGCGGCCAAGGACCTGGAACAGCCTACAACTGGGCTCTTGAGCAGACGAACATCCTGTTTGCCAAGCTTGCCGAAGACAACGCACCGCCGCCTGCACCGGTGCCCGAGCCGGCTGTTGTGAACGAGGAGCCCGAGCAAACGTCCACAATTGTGGACAAATCTGATACTCCCCCAGTCGAGGTAGCGGCGTCCACAATTGTGGACAAATCCGAAGGGGTTGCCGGCCTCGGCGAGATCCCTGAAAGCTGGCCGAAGCTGCCGGCCAACGCTCCATTGTCGGTCGAGATCGCTTGGGTGAGTGCCAATCGCCTGCTTGTCAGGAGCGGAAAGGGCGTCGATCTGTCACGATCGCTCAGTCCGGCGCCCAGCTACTCCGCATTGAGCTGGCTCGAGACCGCGATTCTCTTCCCATCTAAGTTTGCCGACACGCTGGTCAAGGCTCCAGCCCAGGACGAGGACGAAAAGGAGTTCGTTCGAAGGGAGAAGCTGGCCATCGAGGAGATCCGCAGCATCCTGAAGGAGATGTTGGACGCCAAGACCACCCAGTAGACGTAGTCGGCGTCCACAATTGTGGACAAATGATGTACGAACCGTAATGTTCGCGTCCACAATTGTGGACATTGCGTGGCCTTGATGGTGCATGGAGCGTGGATTTGTGGGGCTATGAGGGCTCGACGAGGGTAGGAGGACGATGAAGCGAGGGCGTTCAGGGCTGTGGAGCTGCGCCGAGTGATGATTGGCAGGGCTGGATGCGTGAGTGGAAGCCGATTGCGGCGAGGTCGACCGGGATTCGAACCAGACCCCCACCCCGTCGCCGGGACTCCAGACGTAATATCCCTTTCCCTAAAATGTCAAATTTTCAGTTGCTATCCTGGGTCCGTGTGATTAAGCTTTCCTGTCTTAGTCACAGGCTAGTCATGACTAAGGCACATCTAACAAAAGGGGCTTGGAATGGGTCACGAGTGGAAGATCGGCGATTGGGCGGAAGCGAATGGGAATCGATACTTTGTTTACAGGGTTGTTGGCAGTTCAGTCTTTGGGGTAATGGAGTCAGGAACTCCATCGTGGGACATTGCATGTAAGGCGAAGCATCTTCCGGACTGTACTGGATGGGGTTGGGAGCCGCCGAAGCCAGTGGAACCGACCGCGCGCAAGTGGGAGTTTGGCGATTGGGCGCATTCTCCGGAAGGGATAGTTAGGTTTTTCTTCGAGAAAGATGGCGGCGGGTTGTGTGTTTCTAAGGACGGAAGATCACATTGCTTTCAGTTCCAGTACTTGGAATACCTACCGGACTGCACTGGGTTTGGCTGGAACGATCCTGTTTGGAATCCGGTTAAGCCAATCGCTCCACCAACTGGATATCGTTTGCTCGGCAGGAACGAGACTGTTGCTGAGGGCGATCTTTGCATTGAAGTTCCTGGCATGTCTTCTCATCCAAGCTGGAGAGCTGCCGGTGGTAAGAGCATTGGATGTACCGCTGGATTCAGAATCGACAGTTACGGCATTGCTGCATTTGCTAGGAAGGCCGAGATAGTCAATCCAATTGAGCCGCCACCTGGCTATCGAATCATCGCTGATGGCGTCGTGTCTGATGGCGATATGTCATTGCAAGATCGAGGCTGGTACTACTCGACGGCGAAAGGCAAGGATATTGCTGAGCTGTTGGATCTTGGCGCGACCAAGGCGTATGCACGCAAGATTGAACAGCCAAAGGCAGTTCCTCCTGCTGGATACCGTTTGCTCGGAAGAGACGAAGTTGTTGCGGACGGAGATCTTTTCATTAAGCGTGCGCCAGCTGGAAACGATTACGATTGGAGAACTGCGTCCGGTGATAGTTGTTGTACTGTCGGTTATTTTGTCGACAGCTTCGAGATTGTTTGCTTCGCTCGCAAGATCGAGCCGCGGTACCGACCGTTTGCCAATGCTGCCGAGTTCGAGCCGTTTGCCGAGAAGTGGATCTGTCGTTCGGAAATGGGAGTCATCAAGCCCGGCGCGTGGAAGGTGATAGGCTACAGCGACAAGGGAATTTACTCAGACAGTTCTGTGATGCTGTACGCCGATGCTTTTGATATGTTGCAGTTCAAAGACGGTACTCGGTTCGGAGTGCTGGATACCAAGGAATAGCCAGTGGCGTCACCAACAGCTTTTGCCTACGACTTCAAGCATCGTGGTGTCTCGAACATCCGTAGAGACCGTGGCTATGTTCCGGTGCTGAATGTCGGAAGGTTCCGGACGCCAAGAACGATCGTTAGTCGGCTCGCGCACTTCTACGAATTGAAGCGTCAGTATCGCAAGTCTAGGAAAGAGAATCGTCGGCGGAACAGGCAATTCCTGAAACGTACTTCATAGATTCCTGAAACAAATTTCAGATGTTGCGTTGCTGGGTCAATTCGGTTATGCTGCTTTGATTCTGCAACTCACTGGGGCAACAAATGTTAACCATGTCGAAGATACTCATAGAGCTGATAACTTTGCTGACTGTTGCCAGACAAATTCTTGTTGAGTTGCGTGCGATCAAAAAGATGCTCGGCAAGCGTATGCCGGGGCTTGTGTTTCTTAAGGTTGTTCGAGAGGAAGACGAAATGCTGTTCTTTAATTTGGTTCTGCCGCCTGTTAGTGCTGCAGATGTCGTGAAGCGTCAAGTGATTGTTACGATCGGAACTGGAGAGCCACAAACGATTGATCTTGTTGGAACTGATCTGAGCACTCCTGAACTGTCAGGCAGTGACAACGATGCTGTTGTTGGAACGCTGGTTGATACCGATGACGCTGGCAATGCTTCGCCTGCGCGTGAGTTCTCGTTTGTGCTGGTGGACACTCTTGCTCCTCCACAGCCAGGCGAACTTGGTATTGCAATTACTCGCGAAGAGTAGTCCAAGTCTTTGGGAAAAACATACTACTTTTTCCCAAAAAACCATGGCGAATTTTAGATCGCGTTAGGCTTGCTCCTGACGCGATTTTTTTACGTCAGTTTGGAGCACAACATGATTATTGCACTACACGGTGACTACGCGAATGCCGAGATGCTCAAAAGAGATGTTGGCGACTTCGCGCCGTTGGTAGATTGCTTCTGGGACGCAAGCGGCTGGCGACCGGCCAAGCGTGAGATCGGAAAGCTCGAACGGTATATTAAGTCGCTTTCGGAGCCTCCGATCTTGATTGGGTATTCTCGTGGTGGCTCGATCATCGCGATGCTGAGCAACAAGTATCCGATTCGAGCTGCGGTACTTTACGATTCGCCTGTGCTGGACTCGTTCACTGTTGGCGGGACGTTCCCGGTGTTGCAGATATGGAACGATCAGGGCGTGATGTCAATGAAGCGACGAGCCGGACAGGCCAGGGTTGCGCAGGAGGTCTGGAAAAGAAATCATCCAGTCACAGAACTGTGGGGAGTTGGAACGCACATCAGGAGAGATCCAATTGGTCATGGATGGGATGTTGGGCTCAACGATCGGATAAAGAGTTGGCTGTGCAATCTAGCTTGCTGAAAACTAATTTCCATTGCTTAGTCCTTCTTTAGATTTCTTTGCTGCCATCTCGGCACTGGTAGTCGTTCTAAGATTCATCTTGTACTGAGTAACGATTCCTGCTGATCCTCCGCGTCCAGACTCTCCCTTGCGGTAAACCTCAGCAAAGTCCATCGACACCAGTAGCTCCATGTCGCGTTGGATCGTGCGAGTGCATACGTCGATCGAACTATCGCGTTGTTCAACTAGGAAGTGCGCATCATTGATAGTGAACGGCATGCGTAGATGCGACAATGCGTCGATCAGCATTAGGATGCGGCGGACTTTGTTCTGTGCTCGCTTCATGCGTCGTATCCAAAAACGAAGTAGCCAGCGTTATTAGGGATCTCACGACGTAGCTTTTCTCTCCATGCGTCAAGAACACGTTCGATCGATTCTTCGTTGAGTGGTTCAAGTCCGTTCTTGCCTTCACGCTTGCGCTGTAGTTGTTCTGGCGTGAGTGCATCGGCTGCGACAAGTACTACGTGGCAAGTGATGTGTTTGAAGTCGTTGCTCATGGTTTCTCCGGTAGGTTTCTCATGGTTGCTGACTTTCTGTTTCTTCATCGTCTTTGACAACTTCGCCAATGTTCCCAAGCTCGGCAATGCACAACACGACTTTGTTGAGATCGTCATTACTTAGGAGCATTGAGAACGTTGGCCCGTTATTGTGACGCAAAAGCAACGTAGGAGTCACCTCGTATCCATGCTCTTTGCAAATCGCTTCCATCTCGGCAATCTTGCTTGATAGCTCTGCGCCCAACTGTTTAACCTGACTCATAATCATCTTTCAAAAAGGAGTTTCATCGTCTTGTTCTAAAACGGTCTTTGGCTGACGACATTTCTTGCACATCATCCAGCCCTTTCCCCAAGTAGGAAATCGCTTGCCGCACCAGCAACGATGCCAACTCAGTTTCATTCGAGCCCACATTGCCCATCCTTGAAGTCGGCACATTGGATAACAACCAGGAGCTGAGTAGGCACTGGTCGAAAGAACTTTCCACCACATGCCGAATTCAAGCCGCATTAACGTACTTAGCGCAAGTGTGTGTTACGCTTAGTGCTTTTCTAATGAACGTCGGAACGGTAGTCAGTTTCTCAAACAAGCTCATTGGTTACTCCGAGTGATACGTCTGTTCGAGTGCTCTTAGATGCGTGGGCCACTTAGCATCACGCTCGGTAAACGACTTGTCGATGAACAGAACTCGATTCGTCGGCTGACAAGTGATGCGGCCGTTGTCGAGCTGGATGAATTGAAACTCTTTGGCTTCATCTGGTGCCTCAGAGTATGCGTCTCCGATCGGAACTGCGGTAAACAGATACTTGCCTTCGTGCTCCTCGGTGTCACCGCATCGAGCTTTGGCATCCAAGCCATAAAGGTACTTGTAACAGATCGTTGAAAACTCTGTGCCGTAGCAGTCCCATCGCTGAGCAAGGAATGGCGTCCACACTTCAAGCCAGTCGTCTTTGAAGCTCAGTGCGTGCAGAGGAACTTCACGATACACCGCGCCACTCTTGAGCATGATCTGGCATCCCCAGATTCGGCCAGTGTAAGCAACGATCCCGAACCACACACAAGGCTCGACTCCTTTCATTTCGCCATTGGTGATGTACTTCCGTTCGACGTAACAGTATTGATGAGCTGGAATGTCACCGGACTTCGAATAGATCAAGATTGACTCCTTTGGTCATTAGTAATCCCAAGCTTAACGTCATTGACCCCGTTAAGCAACTGGAATACACTTGATGCGAACGGTAGTTTTTCAAGATTCTCAAAACACTGGAGTAAGGCGATGAAGACGTTAGCAGTATTTATGTTGGTGCTGTTGTTGTTGGCGATTCCATGCTTAGCGCAAGATCGCTACCAGACACGTCCAGGTTCCTATGTGCGATACGCTGAGCGATACGAGATTAACACGCCAAGACTCTACTCGGGCAGCGGGACTTACCTAGGCGAACTGAGTTCGAACAGGTATGCACCAAATTCGATCTCAAACCCGTATGGCGTGTATGGCAGTCGGTACTCGCCACAGAGCATTAACAATCCGTACTCACCATACGGTCCATACCGCACTCAGTCGGTCTACGTGTTTCCAAGGAACCGTTAACGCTATGTCAAAAGACACACGGGTTGTTGGTGGTCATGTGCAATACAGGAGATTTGCGTACTTGCACAAACGAGATCGTTCGAAATTTGGTTTACTTGAAGCTGTTGATTACAAGAACGCTCGCGATCATCTAGGCAAGGGATATCACATTCGGACAACGTGGCTTACGTTAGAAGAAGAACATTCACAAGGCTCTGACCGTGACAGGCGATGGGAAATCGTATCGTCGATATTTCTTATGCCAGGATCAGTCGCTTACGTAGGCAATGACTAAATGAAACGCATCGAGATAAAACCAAACGACAAGTACGGCGATCTAACAGTCGTCCGTGAAGTCGAATCCAAAGGCAAGCGTCATGTCTTATGCAAGTGTGCATGCGGCAACGAGGCTACAGTCCGTCTAGGTCACTTGCGATCAGGACATTCAACTACGTGCGGTCGATGCGGCATTGAACACAATGGAGTGCGAAAGACGATCAGCGAATGGGCTTCGCTCTATGGCTTGAAGGAGTCAACGCTGCGAGCAAGACTGAAGACTTTGAGTATTGGAGAGGCTTTGAAGCGTGATTGACATTGACAAGCTAGTGCAGGAGCAGATTTTGAACGACTCGCAATGTCGCGAAAGTCCAAGTGAGATCAGGATGCGCGTTACGCTAGAGCAGATTGCAGCTATAGCACATCATGGACGGATGATTGGATTCTCAGATGAGCATGCGTGTCTCAAAGAGATTCGCCGTCTTTCACTTTCGTGGTGGGATATGGCTGAGAGTTCGAGGCTAGAGGTGGAGTTGGAGGAGGCTTTGCTACGTCATGATTGAGATTAAAGCAGGAATAGACTTGGACCAACACATGATTCAAAGATGCACGAACCCCAAAAACGAACGTTGGGATCGTTATGGTGCGCGTGGCATCCAAGTATGCGAGCGATGGCTGAAGTTCGAAAATTTCTTGGAGGATATGGGACGGCAGCCGTTTCGTGGGGCGACTATAGAACGCAAAGACAACGATGGCAACTATGAGCCTGACAACTGCAAGTGGGCGACTCGCGCAGAGCAAAGCCGAAACAAAAGAGACACCGTGATGATAACCCACGATGGTAAAACAATGTGCCTTGCTGACTGGGCAATCGAACTGGGATTGAATTACAACACATTGCACAACCGAATACGGGTAGCCGGTTGGACTATTGGACGAGCATTAACAGGACGCAAATGACTGGTTTATATTACGACCTCGCGCCAAAAGACCCGATTGAAAACCTACAATGGCGAATTCGTTGCCGCGAACGCGCATTGGTAGATAATCGATTTCGCGATGCCCTGTATCAAGCGTGCATGGAAGATGCGTTGTTTTTTTGTGCGTTTGCTCTTTGGGTGATCGAACCACGCTCTAGGCACAAACAGCAGCCCATGATTCCATGGTCGCATCAGGAGCCGGTTATTCGTGCAATGGACGAAACGATTTCGGCGGCGATGGACACGCAGCATCCAGTTTCGTTAACAGTCAAGAAGTCTAGAGCGCAAGGAGGAACGTATTGCTATCTTGCTGTGACGATTCAAAGAGCAATAAAAGAAGCTGGTTTTACGGTCGGACTCGTCACGAGAAACGAAGCACTGGTTGACTCGAAGGTCGATGATTCGGCAGTAATGTACAAAGTCGCTTGGATGCTTGACAAACTCCCAGTGTGGATGATTCCAGATGGCTACTCACGTAGCATGTCCGATCACGTCATACGCTTACCGAACAATTCTGGGTGGAGTGGATACGCAGCAACAGGCGACGTAGCGCGGGGAGGTAGAACGTCGGTCTTTTGCTTTGACGAGCCTGGAAGCGAAGAGTTCGTTGCTGGCAACAAAGACTTCAAAATTCTTTCGTCGGTCAGCCACGTATCTAACTGCGTGTTTCTAGTTTCAACATTCGGTGTTGACTCGGGTGTGTTCTACGAAGCGGCTACCGACCCAGATAATCCGAGAGTTTACAATCTAAGCTGGAAAGACAATCCAGATCACTCCAAGCTTATTTACAAGGTGGTCAATGGCGTTGCGGTAGCACTTCGAACGGAAGAACAGGCAGCAGTTACAGAGTACGTCGCGACGCATCAGCGAGAGCTAAAAACGATCGAACGCCGAGGACATAAGATAGAAGGTCACATCCAGTCGCCATGGTACAACGCTCACCGATTGCTTCCAGGGTCTACGCCAAGGTTTATTGCTAGAGAGCTGGACGAAGATTGCCGAGGAGCTGTCGGTAAGGTGTTCAGCCCTGAATTACTCGATCGGGTAAAGCGACAGAACTGCCAAAATCCAGTGTGGGTCGGCAATCCAGTGTTTGATTCCGAAACGTGCAAACTCACAGGGTTGATTCCACGAGAAGACGGAGTGTTAAAGCTTTGGTTTCGTCCAGGAATCGACGATTCTCCTCCAATGGGACCGTTTACGATCGGGTGCGACATAGCCACTGGTGGAACAAGCGCCTATGCAACGAATTCTGTGGCTACCGGCTTGGACAATCGAACTGGCGAGCAGGTAATGGAATACACGATTAAGGGAATGCAGACAATTCCTTTTGCACGCAGGGTGGTTGGCTTGGCGATGTGGCTAAGAAACGCTCTGCTTGGATGGGAAGACTCCGGTGTTTCTGGCGCATTTGCCAAAGAAATCGGCGAAGTGCTATGTTATGGAAATGTGTTTTTTAGAAACACAGAACAGTACGGTTCGCAAAAGAAAACTCGCAAAGTAGGATGGGCGTGTCAAGACAAGCACAAGGCCGAGATGTTTGAGCAGTTTGCCTTGGCAATGGAGCAAGGAAGGTTTGTCCCTCGATCGAATGAAATGATTGTCGAGTGCGGCGAATATGAATGGGATGGGGCAAAAATCATTCACGCACCGACGAAAAACAAGGGTGCAACAGAGAAAAACCACGCTGACCGCGCCATATCCGCAGCGGGCTGTTGGCTGGTGTTTAACACCGATATTGACCCTGGTAAGATTGACACAAGCGAAGAAACAGGTCAAACTCCTGAGTATGGCAGCTACGGATGGAGGGAACAGCAGGAGCGTCAACAGTCGAAAGTTGGCTCTCCTAACTGGGGAATCCGTGACGTTTTACGAAGTCAGAGATAATACCTGAGAGGACTGTGATGAGCGAAGACAAGAGCACGAAGGCCGACCCAAAGAATGAAGTCAATGCTAAGCTTGACGAATCAATAGGACGGCTATCCGACATGGCAAGAACAAAGCCTAATGGAGCAGAGGCTATGCAGTTTTCGCAAGCAGCTCTTAACTTGGCTCACACGAAATCAATTTTGCAAGCCACCGAACTTCAAGGCAAGTTTGTCAGCGAAGCCAAGGCTGAAGCCACGACAGCCAGGAAATAGCTGGCACCTTTAGGTTAGTAGTTAAAGGCTGGTGCTAAAACCCAGTCGCAAACACCCCACGGCATTTGCCGCTAATGTTGCGACTGGCAATGATAGACTTATCAAACAAAGACAAACGAGGTCGGCTCTTAAAGGCTATCAAGTCTTCGCGCGATGCGTTGGAGCCGTTTCGTCGTGTCCGTAAAGAGTTGATTAAAGACTACGTTGGCTCGTGGTATGCTGAGACCGGAGCCGAGAACAAGACGCTGATTAACCTGATTAATCAGACCGCGCGTATCTACACGATTTCTTTGGCCGCCAACAACCCGCAGGTTTTGGTCTCTACGCCAAGAACTGAGAACATTGCTTTCGCTCGCCGCTTTGAAGTAAACCTGAATAAGCTCATTAGCGACATGGCATTGGATCAGACGTTTCGGATGATCGTCTTAGATGCGTTCTTCTGCATCGGCTGTGGCGTCGTCATGATGCGTGATACTGACACGCGATTCCATGGACTTCTCGAGGGTGAAGAGGACGTTTGGATCGATCCAGGTCAACCATGGTTTAACCGCGTTTCGCTGGACGACTTGATCCTTGATATGTCGGCTAAGGAACTTAGCAAGATGCGGTATTGCGGTCACCGCTACCGTGCTGATTACGAGAAGGTCATGGATGAACCTGGGTACTCGAAGAAGGTCAAGGACAAGCTAAGGCCGACCAGTAGATCGCACCACGATTCAACCGGCGCAGCAAGAGACATCGCTTCCGATCCTGGAAGTGCAGAGGATGATGATCTCAAAGACATGGTGTGGCTAATGGATCTCTGGATTCCGGAGAACAACTCCATTGTCACGATGCCATGCTACCAAGATGACTTGGAACCACTGATCGAACGTGACTGGACTGGATCGCAAGGTGGACCGTACAAGTTCCTGTCGTTGGGTGACACTCCTGATAACGTCA